GAGATATAAATCTAGCATTACGACAGGTATCTAACACTTGTCTTTTCATATGAAAATAATTGTACAAGAATAAAGCTAAATCTTTATCTATTGCTTGTTTTATAATTACGTATTTATTTTTTTTAAACGACATCTTTAGCCATCTCCTTTGGTATCGCTTGAATGTTCCAATGTATAAATCTAAAAGGTTCTTTACCATGATCAACTGTAAACTCGTGTTCTAAATAACCTGGAAAAATAAGAAGTGTTCCTGGTTGAGGTTTAAAATGAACAAGTTCTGTTCCATTTACAATTTCTGTTATCTCTGGTTTCATTTTTAATTTAGTAGCTCTAGCCCCGGTCCGCGGTTCATGAAAAACTGGCATAGATGTTTTCTCACTTGCCTTTAGGAAATAGAATCCAGATACATGTTGATTCCAATGAATGTGCGCGGAGTGATGACCTCCACCATTCTTACTAAATTCTTGTACCCACATTTCACTAAACATAGTAGTATATTGTTTCATATCATATCCATGATGATCTAAAAATTCCCATGACTTACCCCCAATATAATTTCTAAAATCTAAAAAATCATTATCTTGTGTTAATGGTGTTGAGTGGTGTGAATAACCAAAATCTTTGGTATCTTTTACTATTTCTTTATCTCTTGTTCTAGCGTCTTTAATATATTTATTAGTAGCTTTAGTTAAAGACTTTAAAAATTCTAGTTTTTGTTCAGACCAAATTGGTGTGCTGAAATAATTATTTATGAACATTTTTTAATACTGTAAACAAATTAGTTTTAGTTTTAACTAAAGTTTTATATATCTCCTTTCTTTCATTTAATTTATTTATACAAGGAAAAAATTCTTTTTCAAGACTCTTTTCTTCATACCTTCCTTTAACTATTAGTGTTTGTTTATCAGTTGGTGACCAATGCATACCGGCTGCAATAGAATGAAGTCCAGTATAATCCTCAAATCTATTATCATATGTTCTTCTCTGAACCGCATTTTTAAAACCAAAGTAACCAACAGGTTTTAAATTTATTAAATGTTCATCCCAAGATTTATTAAAAGAGTGTTTCCAATATTCTGTATCATTTCTATGAGACAAAGCATAATGTAAACCGACAAATTCTGCGAAATTTTTAAATAAATGTTTACATTGATAATTAAAATTATCTCTATCCCATTGAGATATTTTTTCTCTTTGTAAATTTCTAATTAATTGAATTAAAAATTCATGAACAGAAAATAGACCGTTACTTTCTAATGGCTCTATAAATCCTGCTGATAGACCAACAGCAACAACATTTTTAACCCATAGTCTATTATGAATACCGACTCTCATTTTTATTTTTTTAAAGTCTAAATCTTCTTGTCCTAAATGCTTTTTAAATTCTTTTAAGGCCGTGTCATCATCAACAAATTTACTAGAGTAAACATACCCCGTCCCAATTCTTGACCACAAGGGTATATTCCATACCCAACCATTTTCAATGGCTGTGCAATTAGTGTAAGGAACTAATTCTTTTTCTTTATTTTTATATTTAATTTTTGTAGCCCACGCAGAATCATTTGGAAGCATATCCGCATAAGATTCAAAAGGTTCTTTTAAAGATTCCCCTAAAAGCAAAGATTTAAAGCCCGTGCAATCTATGTATAAATCTGCTTTGTATTTATTATTAAGAGATGTAATTCCATTTTTATCTTGTTCAACTGATACAACATCCTCAACGATGTGTTTTATTTTTTTACAATAATTATTTTTTAACCATAATCCAAATTTAATGGCATCGAAATGATAAGCATATCCACAATCATTTTTATCAAATTTATTGTGATTAACATAAGCCATTTGTAAAGGGTATGTACAATCAGCATAATCAGAATAAGGAGTTTTAGGATACAGTATTTTTTTAAACCACCAATCATTTGTTCCTGCTCGTGTGCTTTCTATAGGAGGGCTTCCAAAAGGATAATGAAAAGCTTCTCCTTTTTTATAAAAGTCTGTAAATTTTATACTTAATTTATAACTTCCATCTACGTGCTTTAAAAAATCTTCGTCTTTAATCTTAAGTAATTTCATCCACTCCGTGATCGGAGCAATAGTACTTTCTCCTACACCTACGGTGGATATATTCTTGGATTCTATTAAAGATATTTTGTATTGTGGAAATTGAGATTCCAAAGTGGCGGCTGTCATCCAGCCCGCACTACCTCCACCTACTATTAAAATTTTCATTTAAAAGGGTATCCTAAATTCCAAAGAACTAATGAATACCTTGTTCCTTTCATTACGGGTTTAACTCTATGCCAAAGAAAAGAGGGAAATATAATAATAGATCCTTTAGGTAATATTTCTTTTACTTGTTTTAAATGTTTGGATTCTTCTCTCATATGGGGGTCATAGTTTCTAAAATCAAATTCTAATTCTCCCCCTGTGTATTCTGATCCATCAGTTAACTGACAAGTAACAGATAATTTTCTAATCTTACCATTGTCTGGTCCTTCTTTTTTATAAGCTTTATCCCAACTATCACAATGCCAATCATAATATTGTCCGTGTTTATATTTGGTAAACTGACAAGATTCCGATCTATCCCAATCAAAATTCCACCCTGCAGATCTATTTGCTTGATGAATAAAGGGGTGTATTTCTTTATAAATCCAAGTATCGTTTAACCAAGTAATATCTGAATTTCTTTTTCTCTTCATGTCTTTAATTTGATCTTTAGTTAATTCTTTGTCTCCATAACCACCCGTTCTAGCTAAAGTTTCTTTATTATTTAATCCGTGTTTAATAACATCATTACAGAATTTAGGAGTTAATGCTGATTTAAAATACCAGTAATGGTTAGATAAATTCATAAGTAATAGTTTGAATAAAGTTTAAAGAGTCTTTCTGATTGTTTGTGATGTAATACATATTAGTAGAGGGAAACATAATAAACATATTATTTTTTAATTCTATATCCCAACTTCTACCTTTTCTTCTATTGTCATTATAGTGAACTCTAACCATACAATCTTCAACTTTAACACCATAAAGTAAAGTATAATCAGGGGAGTTTCGAAGATCCACAGGATCTATATTTAATAGAGGAAGGCTTGATTGTTGAGGTTTATAAATATCACCCCACATTTCCTTATCCACTAATTGAAAATCATATTTTAAACTTATATGTTCTCTTATGTAAGCACTTAATTTATCAAAGGTCCTTGAAAATGAAAATTTTTTATTATCAAAAGTAGATTGTAAAATATGATGAGCTAAATCATTTTGATCTATCTCCCAATGTTTTGGCATTTTTACCTCGCCAAAATATAATGACTGTTCTGTTAATACTTTCTTTTGCATACCATCTCCTTTTATAGAGGATGGTAGTTTAATGTCAATATGATTAAAAAGAATTGATCTAGATCAATTATACTACAGGAGTAGTTTGTAGATCCCAAGATTGACTGGATTCATTCCAGTCGTATCTATAATTATTAGCTGTATCCGCTGTTTGTTCTGCTGTTGAAGCGGGTGCATCACCAATAGGTGATTTCCAAGAAGCAGATTCTGAATGTTTTACCCAAGATGTGTAAGGTTTTTTAGGCCAGAAGGTATTATTATCTTCGTCCCAAGTATAACCAATTCCTGCATAGTTTCCTCTTAAGGCAGTTCCACCAGAATTGTGAGAATTACCTAATGTATTGTATGAAGTCTGAATCCACATTTGTGCGGGCCAGTTATTGTGTTGTTCTAAATATTGTTGTCCTACAGTTTCATCTTCAACACCATCAGCGTTAAGCATGTCGCCGTTGTTTAAAGTAAGTACTGTAAGTACTTCATTATTTTCTGATATTTTTGCAAAGTGTGCCATAATTTTTTCCTATTGAAATTTGTACCTTATTATTACTACGCCTGAACCACCATTTCCACAACCAGCGGCATCACCTCCAGCTCCGGATCCTGTGTTAACAGCACCTGCTCCATGATAAATTGTTCTCCCATTAGCAGTAGGTTCACCTGCGGGTGGACCTGCGTTTCCGCCTGCAGCCCTAAAGACAGGGGTTGCTGTTATACAAGATGAAAGACCAGCACCAGCTGTTTTTCCACTACATGTTCCACCACTACCTCCTCCACCTGCTCCAGCACAACCAACAGAATCAGGATTACCTGGATTACCTTGAGAAGGACTTACAGGAGGAGTATTTCCTGTTCCACCTGTTCCACCAGTACCAAGACCACCTGCTCCACCTCCAGAACCACCTGATATACCAGGGCGAGAAGTATTACCACTTCCTTGACCACCTCCACCACCTGTTGATGTTATAGTTGAAAAACTAGAATTTGATCCACTCCCTCCTGTTTTATGACTAAAAGGAGGTGCACTGGGAGCTGAAATACCACCACTACCTATTGTAATTGGATAACCTTGTACTGAAACAGGGAGTGCACTTACACTTAAAGGTGCTGGACCTGCAGCATAACATCCTGAAACAGTTCCATCCGAAAATCTATAACCACCACCACCACCACCACCACCATAATGATACCCTCCACCACCACCGCCTGCTACAACCATATAATCTACAACTTGATCAGCTGGTTCTGGTGGTAAATCTGAAACACAAAAAGTTCCAGGTCCTGTAAATGAATGAATTTTATAATCACCTGATGTTGAAACAGTTCCACCTGTTGCTTCAATAAAAGTAGGACCTCCACCACCTGCACCAAATCCTAAAACTTGATAACCAAAAGATTTACCTTTTCTATTTTGTATATTTTTTGAATTCTTACTTGAAGTAAGTTTATTTTTTAAATCTCTCATATCTAAATTCCTTATGCGTCGTTAGCTGCATCAGTAGTGTAGAATATTTTAATACCTAAAACTCTTGCGTCCCCAGTAAAGGTATCTCCACCTGCGTTTGCATCTCTATATAATTGAAAGTAAGTTTGTTCCGTAGCTGCAGCAGCAGTAATTGTTACTGCACTACTTATAGCTGAAATTTGTTGATCTTCTACTGTTCCTATACCAGCATCAGTAATAGTTGCAGCTGTGCCATAAACAACATCAATAGTATCACCATCACCAACTGAAACACCTTGTAAACCAAATATACAGTCGCCTGTATCTGTATTACTTGGAGTCCAATATACTCTATAAGTTACTGTTCCTTCATTCCATGATTTAGGGAACGCTACTGAAAATTGTGCAAATTCATCTGTAGCTGCATCAAAATCTAATACTTTCATATCAGGTCTCACTGCTGTTGTTTCAACTTGTTGTGCATCTGCTGGATTAGTTGTTGCACCATACATTGCTGAAGCTGGAACCCACATAGTTTCTAAACCTGCAATTTTTAAAGCAGAACCTGCGCCTTGTAAAACACCAGTACCTTTTGGTACTAGATTTAATCCAACATTACTATCACCGCCCACTGCTGCAAGTGAAGGTGTGTTACCTGTTGCTGCATTAGTTATGCTAAAATTATTAA